AAAGATAAGCCAGTTCCAGCAGCAAAAGTTAGAGTGTCGGTATTGCTGTCTGCTTCAATGTTTGATTGACCAGCAACTGCGATTGTTTTGAATATATTTTGTGAAGAGCCTTTGTCATCATTTGTTAGAACAATTGTTGAACCTTCTCCAATTGATCCAGTAATTGAAAGTCCTGAGCCAGATGTGACAGATGCTACGTAGTCACCTGTTGTATCTGTGCCTAGTGCAACAGAGTTTGATGCAATAGATGCAGTAAGAGTTGCATTTGCAAGATCTGTAATTGTTACAGAGCCCGAAAGATCTCCACCAAGTGTAATTGTAAAATCATTAACATCAAAATCTAGTGTATTGTCGCCATCTTGATAAGTTACCGAAATACCAGACTCTGTGTTTCCTGATACCATTGCGCCAACAACATCTGAGATGTGCTCATTTAAAAATGATGTTGAGGCTTCAGTTAAAATATTTGAACCGTTGACGGTTGCCGTGCTGCCCTCAACGACCAGGCCGTTTTTAATTCGGAAGTCTTTGTTGACTGTTGCCATTTTTTCTCCTTATGGGTTACGCCTTAAGTCCCGTACGGTAGTACCTTACGGTCATAGGGCTAAGGACGGGTGTTACCGTCATGCTAATTATACCAGAACTTAATGAAGCTGAAATTGTTCCAACGTCACTAGCATTGTTCTTAACAGAGCCAAACTCTGTTATATTTTGATTGGTACCATCAAAAACCAAATTCATTTCAAGGCTTCTATAGGAAGAGCTTGAAGCATGAGACAGTTGAATTAAATACTTTGTGGTTCTAAAAACCGAAGTATCGATAGTATCAAATACCGTTGCAGACTCTATACCATTTATAGTTACTGAGTTATTTCCATCCCCGCCCAAAGAATCGGCACGAAACGAAGTCGTATCAATGAGGTCAACAAAGTCTGCTCCAGTAGGAATGTCTCCAGTTTCAAACTTGCCTTTTAATGTAGTTATGGGAACAATTGCCATGATAATTGATTATATCACAAGATGATAAAGCTGGTACCAATGACTGCTACGCCAATTCCTTGTGATGGCGGAATAGAAACACCAATATTTTCAAACCTAACCCTAAAAGGATACACGCCTTTAATATCTGCTGTGTAAGAACCTATGCTAGATGCTTTAGATTTAGAATAATTAACGGTATTTAAAAATACCCTTCTTGCCTGAATATCTTTAACTTTAGCAACAGGCATGATTAGCTTTCGTAAGGGCCAGTTACATCTTCAATTACTGTGATTGTTCCTTTTGCTACCGTCCAAGTTCTGGTAGCGTCAGATAGTTGAATATCAAAAATATCATCAGTCTCTAACAATTCAGATTCTTCTGCATCAAGAGCAACTGTAAACTCTCCTGCTTCATCTTCTGCTGTTATTCCTGGACTTACTGAGACAATGACTTCATCATCTTCAGATGGTCTTACTATATCCATAGCAATATCCCATTCTGTAATGTCGAGTGGATCACGATCTTCATCTGTTACAAAAACTCTAAACGCTGTGGTATCTCCACGAACAACTGTCCAGGATATTTCTGGAGGAGATGTGCCAATAGAAAATGATTCTGAACCCGATCCTCTATAGTTTGTCATTATGATAATCCTGCTTTCAAAGAACCCCAAGTACCATTGCCCTTAGTTGCTCCTACGATAATTATACCTGTTGTTGCATGTGACTTTGCTACCACGCCGATTACACCACGTCCACCATTATCAACGGCTGCTGGTATTGATGTTGTTAGCCCTCCGCCCGATGCAACGTAGAGTCTAGCACCTACAGAAAAAGCTGAAGTATTTACGTCACTAAAAATTCCACTTACTAAAACAACACCATCACTACCATTAGTAATCTGTGCTTCTGCTAATCCAATTACGGGAAATGTTGCAAGCGTATCTGCATCAGATTTTGCAATTCGTGGCTTGCTTGTACCAAATCCAGAAATGTAAACTGGTGCTGCCTTTGCAATTGTTGCACCACTATTATTAACAACCTCTAATGTGTGATACGGAACTCCGACGGTAGATAAAATAGCATCAACTGCCTCCGCTAAATTTTGAATATCTTCGTGTACGTTGACTGGATCTGATGCTAACGGATAAGGAAGATCATGAACATTTGTTTCTGCTGGCATAGTTATTATATTATAGCACCTTCAGAACTTGACTAAATACATTTTTTTGTGTTATACTAGGTGCATAGCACCGTAAAATGGTGCTATTGCGTTTCTAAGGAGGAAAAACTTGAGAGACAGAAAAATACTATCGGGGGTTCTTGCAACTATGTTTGGAATTGTAACACTTTTGGGTGCTATTCCAAATGCCGCTGCTAAGAATAACTTGTCTTATAAAACTAATGAATCAGCAGTTGCTGCCGCCCACAAGGCGGCTCTTTTGCTATCTAAGGCCAATAAGGACAAGGTACTTGAAAAATATAATAATGCTACAGGTTTAACTGACAGCCAGTTGGTTGAATTACTTAAAGCAGTGGGATTCAAAGATAAGGCTTTAAAAACTGCTTGGGCGGTGGCTAAAGCCGAATCCAATGGAAGACCTTTTGCTTTCAATGGAAACATCAAAACTGGAGACTCCTCATTTGGCGTCTTTCAAATTAACATGCTAGATGTTCTTGGAGAAGATCGCCGTGAGCGATTTGATTTAGAGCATAATGCTGATCTTTTCAATCCCGTCATAAATGCACAAATTGCATATCGTATGACAAAGGGCGGTACTGATTGGAGTTCATGGTCATCTTATAATAAAGGTGCTGTGAATAAGTGGCTTCATAAATTCCCTGGTTAATTTTAGGGAATAAAAATACCCCGCTATTTTTTAAGTAGCGGGGTTATTTTTTTAATTATATATTATACTGCATATCTAATTATTACTATTCCTGAGCCGCCTGAGCCTGCTGCATAACCACCAGGAGAACCGCTTGGCCCATCAGCAGCACCACCACCACCGCTACCTGTATTTGTGGCTCCACTAGTAGGTGCTGGAGTTGTACGGGTACCGCCATTACCGCCAATACTAGAGCCGCCAGTTCCTTGCCCTGAACCAGATGAATAAGCACAACCTCCGCCACCGCCAGCATAGGTAACAGATGAGCCACTAATAGAATTGCTTACACCAGCACCACCATTACCACCACTAGAGCCACTATTTACACCACCAACCGAACCAGCACCGCCGCCACCAGCAGTAGAACGATTTGTTCCATCCCAAGTGGCATTACCACCTGCATAGCCTTGGTTTGCTGTTCCTGCTGCGCCATTTTGACCAGAAGATGAGTTTGTAGAACCGCCACCTCCAGAACCTCCTGTTGATGGGCTAGTATTGAAAGCACCACCAGCACCGCCACCTGTTGAGGTTATGGTTGTAAGTCCACTACCAGTAATTGATGAATCAGAACCACTTGTTGCAACGTATAAATCAGACCCCGCTGCACCTGCTCCAACAGTTATGGTGTAACCAGTTCCAGAATTTACTGAAATTTTACTTTCAACAGAACCGCCACCACCAGTTGATGAAACCGTAGAACGAAGTCCACCTGCTCCACCACCACCGCCAAAATAAGTGCCACCAGCGCCACCGCCAGCAACTACAAGATAATCTACATTCGTTAGATTTTCTGAAGGTGTAAATGTTCCTGAACCTGTAAATGTATGTATCCAATAACTTCCATCGGTAGTAACTGTTCCGCCAGTTGCTTTCGCTACAAAACTAGGCGTTGTGTTAAAAATTCCTGATGAAGTAAAATCGTGAATAAAATATCCACCGCTAGATGTAACTGTATTTCCACCTGACGCTAATTGAGTTGCTGAAGCATAACGAAGTATTACGCGACCTGAGCCGCCATTCCTTCCTGGTCTTTCATAACCAGCGCCAGCTCCGCCACCAGTGTTTGCAGTTCCAGCAGTACCCAGTCCACTACTACCTGTATTTCCCGCACCACCACCACCTGCTCCACCCGCACCTGCTGTTGCTCCGCCATAACCACCGCCACCGCCTGCATAAGTAACAGATGAACCAGTTATAGCAACAGCAACACCTGCTCCGCCATTACCACCTACCCCTGAAGTTTGATTAGCGCCAACAGCACCTGCTCCGCCACCGCCACCCGCTGCGGCTCCGGTTCCTGGACTACCAGCCGTGTTACCTGACCCACCATCATAACCTTGATTAGAACTTCCAGAGCCAGGATTTTTGTAAGTTGGGGTGTTTGTGTCTGTCCAAGCACCACCACCACCCGAACCGCCATTTGCTCCTGGACCATTTACATAATCAGCACCACCGCCACCGCCTGTTGATGTAACGGTTGTTATTCCAGTTCCTGAAATGGAAGAATTAGAACCACTCGCATTACTAGGCGCAACACCATTACCACCAGTTCCACCCGCACCAACCGTTACTGTATAAAGAGTATTTGTTGAAAGAGATAAAGTGGATTCGATAGTTCCTGGCGTACCACCACTTGCGGTAACTGTAGAACGAAGTCCTCCAGCACCACCACCACCTCCGCCGCCTTGTGCTCCACCACCACCTGCAATTACAAGATAATCAACGACGGCAAGACCAAGAACGAAAGTTCTTAACCCACCATAACCTCTTGCAGAGTTGTTGCCCAATGTTGTAGATAAAGGCATTTATTTGATCCCCCCTTATGCAAACTTAGTTTGTGTCTCTAATACCGTGAAGGTTGCTGACGCAGTTTTAATAATTGTAAATGAATAGGCATCAATTGATGAAGCATTCCCACTAGTAATAGCAGCAGGAACTTTTGGAGTTACTGTTGTACCATCTATT